GCACCAGCAAAATTCTTTTCAAGAACCTCGATAATACCTTGACGGATCTTATCTATATCTTTTTCAACTTCAATTCGTACTTTACCACTTCGGATAATAGCTGTTTTGCCTGTACGGTCAAGCTGAACACCGATTTGCCGAAGCATCTTGTTGTTCGTAGAAACCATTGCATTCGCTACGTATTCAATGGGTTTCTGCATAACTGTTGCCGCATCTGCCGCGGCGGCAAGAGCGGCACGTGTATTTTCCACACCAGCTGTTTTCAGACGAACGAATGATTTGATAGCATCATCCGTATCAATAGGATTGATGGCCCCCCATTTGAAAAGGTCTTGGAATACAGCTTCCGTTTTTTGTGCGTCCTTGATAACGGCGTTCAAAGATACTTTGTAATTTTCCACAGATACGGCGGCATCAAGGAATCCTTTAGCAAGACGGCTTACTCCCACAGTAGCGAATACGGACATCATTGTCCTACGGACAGACGCCATCAACGTATTCGTTCTATTAGCAAATGTGGCTACCTGCTTTTCCGCAGTCAACAGTGGTTTTGAATTAACACCAAGTGTAGTCACAAGCGTGCCAAGTGCAAACGAACCCACCATCTATTTTCTTCGCCTCCTTCCTTCAGGATGTCTGGCATTCTGTGCTTTAGCCATAGAAAGCAGTATTTGTTTCATTTCCTCAACAGATTGTATCTGTTTTTCCTTTTTTACTTCTTCAGGGAACACACCCCATTTAGGCATGAAATCTGCTGGAGTTACTGTAGTCTGATTAGAACCCTTCTTACCGAATATGGCGGCAATATTGTTTGTGATAACTGCGCAAACCATCCCAAACATATATTCCATTCGTTCTTCTAATCTTCCTACAGGCTCTAAGGAATCGAATGCCTCCCATTCTTGAAGTTCCTCAAGTGAGAGGCATTCCAGCAAATCATTAGGGTGTGCGTATCCTAATTCTCGACACAACCTGAAGAGGAATCTTCGGGTTGGTCGCTCTCGGAGTTTTTTACTGCTTCCTCTTTCGCATTGACAGAAATGCCGTTCAGTTCACCTGCTTTAAGAGAAATAGTATCAATCATTTCCGCAGGTTTATTCTCTGCAAGCAGGTCTGCATCCTTTAGAGAAAGAAGCAGGTTACCTTCTTCATCACAAAGAGAAAGTGCCGCTACTTTTGCGTTGAATCCTGAAAGATCCTGTTCAAACTGAACCTGTCCGTTCTTGTCAATACTACGCCTAAGAACCGAATTTTCTAGCTGATCTTTCATCTTAGAAGACATTTGGCGAACAAATACAAAATCTCCATTAGGAAAATCTACTCGTTCCACTCTAAACTGCGCTTTTTTAAGAAGTTCTTCCCTATTCAAAAATGCCATGATTAGGCTCCTCTCTTAATTACATTCCACTACTGCCCTTGAATACATCAACAGGGCCGCTGATCTGAATCGTAACATCCGCAGTAATCTTGTCATCCGTAGGAATCGTCAACGGAATTTCAGTAACAAGTCCATCGAATTCGATCACAGTTTCCTCATCATCCGGAAGAATGACCTGATAAGAAACAGGATCATTACTCTCAAAATCTTCCTTCATCTGAATATAGGTTGCCTGAGTAAAATTCATCGCAAGGGTCATGGTGCCCGCATTTCTGAATCCTGTGATGAATGTCCGATATCCACCCGCAGTATCAAGAGTAGTAGTATCAATCGTATCCCTCGACATACCCGGGCCAGTGATATTGTTAATCTCCGCAATTCTTTTCCATCCGCCCGACGATCCCGATGTAGGGTCCCAACGGTTGAATACTGTTCCAACACCAGCGATTGCCATATTAAGCACTCCTCCTTTGAATTTCAAAACTAGCAATTAACCGCACTCTTGCATTTTCATCCCAATCCAAGAGCATCGGTGCTCTGGAACACCGCACTACACTATACAATGTTCCATTCCATGTTTCCTGAGTAATCCCATGTAACCTCCGTACAATCTGTTCGAGAAGATTCCAACCAGTGACATACGATCTGGAACGAACTCTTACTTGAACAGCCGGGTACTCGTATATCTCTTCTTTGTTAAAGGTAAGCTGAGGCACCCATCCTACAACGTCGAAAATTGTAACTGTTTCGTCTGGTTGGGCAGGCTCTCGTCCTACAAATAAATTTGATCCGAATGTTAATCCAAACTCATTAACAGGATCGTATCCACTAGATGATTCGGAAGGAGGAATATACGCTAAAATATCCTTTATATCAATAGAAGGAGCATTCATCGTATTTTCGCCTCCGATTGTATCACCATCAATACTCGTTTGGTACTATTTTTTATTCCTGCTTCAAAAAACTTAGCACCAGAACCCGGTTTTGTAAAATGTGCGCCTACGTTTTCATGTACCCACATCGCATAATAGGCAGAAAAACCTAATGCTACCGCCGGTTCTTTGCCTTTAATCATAGAAGCGGATACTGAAATCGCCTTAGCGTGGTCACTCTTTAGCTTTGCAACATCTCGGTCATTATACAGACCCGGCAGAAAACTAGGATTCCTTCCAGCCCGAACACCGCCATTGTTCGTGACAACAAACCAACTATGGCGCATATTCCCTGTATCAACAGGTATAACAGGAGGCGTAGAATCCATCGTATCTTTGATAATTGCTGCACCACGTATCAGCCCGATTAACGTCCGTCCTTGTATCTTCTTTACCTGAGCATTTAGATTTTGAAGCACTTTAGGCAAACCATTCCATACCGCGTATGCCATTACAGATACACCTTCTTTACGAATTCCTTAGACGATCTGAACAAAGGAATCCGTTCCAGTGTCTTTATTTCCCGTGCGCCAGGTATTGTGAGTGGAGCGGTTTTTTGTGCGGTAGACAAGGATGCAAGAGAACCAAGCCACAACACACCTTGAAGCTCCACATCATCATACAACAGGATTTCCGCATAAGAAATAAATTCGTTGCTTGTAGGAACATACGCACTTTGCCACTTTATTACCTGCACTTTATCTGTCCACCGACATTTTATTTCTGCGGGAGAAGTATATGTCATTCCGCCAAATCCATCGGGCTTCGGAGCCCCCCAATAGACGGCAGTTTGTACACATACCTTTTTTATGAACTTGATAAGCCCGCTAGCCATCAATCAAAATTCTTAATGGCAATCATGGTGACAGTCTTGCCACCTAGAGCTGCCATCCTTCCTGATGGATCTAACGACAACACCATCTGGCCGTATGGTGTGGATGTTAGATTCTGTCCGTACTTACCCGTGTAGTAAATTTCTGCACCGCCGGCACCTTCCCTAGTTGCCATTCTCTCAACTGTGGAAGCAATCATGTGCGCGGTCAGCCATTTTTCTACTTCAGTAAGCATTGTTTCCGACAGATATTCTGTAAGAACCGCATTCACAAGATTATTAGCACTGGTGATAAATGCGGTAAGAACAGGATCTGTCAGTTCAGAATCAGGAAGGATCAATCTTACTTCCGCTGGAGTTACTCTAGCCATCAGCACTCCTCCTTCCGTTCATTCTTCCATAGCTTTGGGTCTAGATAATCCGCTACAGAAGATTTCCATTCAAGCCCTACCCATTCAATTACTTCATACAACTGTTGATAATCGTTTCTTACGAATCTTTCCGGCCAGACAACCTTACAATTAACTCCCGCAGTCAACATCCCTACAAAGGCTTCTTCATACTTATGTACCCAATGGATCCATGCTTCTGATTCTGTTTCCGCTCCAATTTCCTTACGATATGCAGGGTTTTTGAATGCTTTCATATACGAGGTCTGCAAACATGAAGAAACTATATCACCTGTACGTCTGCGTACTAGGACCCATTTGGCGCTAGGATAGGCGTAGGACCACACTTTCCACATAAGAGCCGCAGTATTACTCTTATATAGCCATTTGCCTCCCATATAGCCATCCTTGTGCAAGGCGTCTGAAATCATTAATTCCCAGTCGATAGGAATCATCAGTTTTTCAGAATCCATCAATGGCCATTGTCCAGATGGATCTGCTTGCAAACTCTGAATATATGGTTTAACAACATCCTCATATATAACCCGATTCTCTCCCATGCCTCTTGTTTCGTGTTTCGTAGGCTGTGGAATAGTTCCTGCAAATGCACCGCATATTTCTAGCATCCCCGAAACAATACTTGTTCCGCTTCGAGGACATCCTGTTACGATAATGGGAGATTCTACATAATGTTTCATTTTCCCCACCAACACGATTTAATCCATTCCGCATTGATCTCATGCGGACGAGGCTTACCGTGCGCACTTACAATTCTTGCATTTCTAGGCAGTCTGTTCTGATTAGGACGAACATCACCTTTATAAGAAACTAACTGCCCAGGTATTTCTTCTTGCCAATACAACAGATGCTTCCAAAGGAGTTTGTAAATCTCCCGTTCATCTCCTTGATACTTTTCAGCATACTTGGAGATGTTCTTATAATTCTCCCATAACTGGTACGTTTCACCTGCTTCAAATCCTAGCAAGTCTCCTGCTGTAACCCTTCTTCTGTCGGGTTCCATCCGTGTAGTGAAAGCCCCATCGTATTCTGCAAAATTAGTAAGGTCTCCTACGATGATCGTGTCCAAATCAAACGTAAGCACCCTTCCCTCTAATCCTGCATCTGGGCTATGCACATACAATTTCGGATTACAACCCGTCCACGACATAGGTTGGAACTTACGTATCTCTACATGTGGATCCAACCCATCTTCAATATCATTGGAAAACAAGATGAACTTGTAGTCCTTGTTCAAATTTCGACGGACGCCATTATACAGATTGTTGACATAAATCTTTGCCAAATCCACATCGTCCCATCCTGGGTACCGACTACTCGTACCTTTCCAGTAGAAACAGACGATATTTAATGGCTTTTGAACCTTAGGTGGTGTCAATACTGCTGTATAATTGCGCCAAGAGTCAAGTACATCCCGTTCTTCCAGTGTCCATCCTTCAAACGCTTTGGATAGTGTTTCACGCCACCACGGAGCATCTTTAACGATCAGATGGGCATTTCGACCATCAGGTAGAATATCTCCTGATGGTTGCGTACAGATATTCAGATAGACGCCTTTTTTAGCATATCCTTTGATCTCTTCCAGCACGGCTGACAGATATTCAGGTTCAATGTGTTCAAGAACATCTGTAGAAACAACCATATCATACTGCTCTTCCGGCTTAACGGACCGGTGCGGTATAGCTGGATCGTATGCACCATACTTTGCTCTCTGGGCAAGATACGGGTAATCATTTGTGATGCAACGGATCAAAGATTCTTTCCCACATCCATAGTCCAGAAAAGACATTGTGTGGAACTGATGCAAAACAAGCCCAATATCCTTAGCAAACTGATTGGCTGAATTACCGTACCCTCTCCGCTGGTTGTGTACCTCAGAATTAAGGCGAATATATTCCTCTGATATTGTCTTCATAGAAAATTCACCTCAACTCCGTAATAGTCTGCGGCACGTTGTAGTACGGTACCTTCATTCTTCCAGTCATGGTCTGTTTCACTTCTGTAAAGTGTCTTTCCTTGTTCTTTGAGGTACTGTTGCAACTCAGGAGGATGATATGCTCCTTTCAGCATTCCACCCCTTGCAACATCATCAAACCCAACTAAATGAACTGTAGTGGGTTTTAAGAGCGCCATAGACGCAATCGCGGCAGCAGTACCTCTAGAGAACTTTTTATTATCACCGATCCAATCCCATACGGTTCTTCGTAACCACCGTATCGGACGACCCGCAACACCTGGAGCATCCACTGTATCATCGTTCATCGCCGTAGAAGGACGGGTTCCAGCCGCAACGTACACCCACCAACAAAGAGATGGTTTCCGTTCGATCACCTTTGTAAAATCGTCAGATCCTCCCGTAGCATATACACCGATCGTATATTTACTACCGTAATCTTCCGCATCCTGCCAATCACATTCGATCATACGGATGACCGTATCGCAAAGATCAATAAAACTGCCTAGTTTCCTTCCGCGAGTGCTAGGACCATGTCCTATAACCGCGATATTGTTTTTATGGAGAACCATTCAATATCGCCTCCACCGTCATTTTAGGAAAAACGTCAATTGCACTTTCAGGAGAAGCATTCAATATTGTAATTCCCATCCGTTTAGCATCCGCGGCGATAATTGGAAACCCTCTAAGGTGTCGAGGGAACACGGATCGTTTTGCTGGATTCATTTGATACTCTTTGTGCCAATGACTGTTTCCATTAGGATCTAACTGCATATCAAATCCTAACAGAACAATCTTTTTAGCACCTAGATGAGAAGCTAGGCTGATTGCCGCCGCTCCGCTATTTGCATTCCAACATACGGTGTAAGGTACTTCACTAATACCGTGTGATTTTTTAGGATCCTGTGCTAGGTACTTAATACGTTCCCCATTATCAGCATGGTACGTATTTTTACTGAACATAGGTGCGCAAGATACCCTTACACCAGTAAATTGGGCTAATTCTTTTCTATGGTCCCGAAACCAACCATCGTCTCCGAAGAAACAAAAATCAACCCAATTTCCTAGCTGGAATGCCATGTTTACTCCGATGATATGCTTAGAATGAATGCTTTCCATATACGGAGAATATGCAGAAAGCGGCAATCTTTTCTCTCTAACCGCTTCAATTACATTCTCTGGAATATGAAATTGTTGTGTGATAGAAGGACCTCCTCCTATTATCCAACATTCACCTTTATCCCATATCTTCGGAGTATTCCACGCCCGCATAATATCAGGTAGAGAGTGCTAACAGCAGTTTTTCGGCATCCTCTTTACCGAGCGGCGCATCATTAATACACTTACCGTCAGGATCAACTACATCAAACATACCATCTTCACGTTCACCAAGAGTAAACTTAGAAGGAGCGGTAATCACTCGTTCCACAGCATTCTCGTCACCTTCGAGCAATTCAAACAGGTCACGAAATGCAGGCGGAATTTCACGAGGATACGCCTTGAATACTTCATTCGGCTTTACTTTCTTACCATTACCAAGCCTGAATGTAGCACCTTCCTTTTTCCTCCATGTGCACATTCCCGGAGGAGTAACAACAATCTGAGGAGTAATCACCTCAGTTTTAGAAGTAGTAATTTCAGGTTCTTTCTTTTCAACAACCTTTTTCTTTACTGCCTTTTTCTTTTTTGTTACCTTACTTTCAGCCATTTTTACATGCCTCCTTTATATAGGCGTGATTAGCCTGATATTAACCTTTAGGGTCTAGGAGCGAGATGAACGATGCCGCTCTTCTGGTTGTAGTCAGAACGAACCTGAGGAACCTGGATCGTCATAACCTTGTACTTATTGATGAAGCGTCCCTCAGTCTGCCATTCCACGTTCTGAATAGCCATGCCCTTCACAAGACGGACCACGTCAGGAGTCATCTGCACAAGGAGCACGTTGTTGGCAGCAAGCACATCAATAACCTTGATTCCTTTGATACCTTCGATCTTCATGATCCTCTCCCGAATCGTAGTGCCAGGAGTAGTCGTATCATAATCCGAGTCAAGGACTGTTTCGTATGCAGTCGGAATGTAGAGCATCCAGGGACCATAGTGGTAAGCATCAATGCTTGCCTGTTTCATATCAAGTACATCCTGAATGATCTTTGCACCTGTAATGACAGGATCACCAGAAGAGGTGGTCGTATGATCATCCCAATTCACCGTGAGAGTAACAGGATTACGATGAGGATGATTGACAAGAGAATAGATTGTTCCACCACCGAACGAATAGGTTTCGCCGGTGAACATCATTTTCTCTATCTTCTCCATAACCTTACGAGCGGCAACTTCCGCCTGGGTAGTATCGAGAGGATTACCAAGGCTACGAGAAGCGGCAAGAACACGAGCATTAATCTCGTAGTCCACATGAATGATGGGGATGGGCAGGTACTTTGCGCCGAAATTCACGCGGTCACCCTTGCTCCTAGTAACTCCATCCATCGTAAGTTCTGCCTCGAAAGCGTCAGATACATCATGGTACTCAAGAACGGTGGTTCCCATAGCATTGTTGAGGTTGTAAACAAGTCCGTTTGCTTCAAGGTCAGCGATACCACCAAGACGATACCGAGAAACATTGAGAACAGCCTCATCCAGGTACTGCCACTCTTCTCTGCGAAGAGTTGCACCAGAATTCACGCGGATAGACTGATAACTCTTAGGATCTTTGGGATCAGCACCGTGTTTGCAGACGGTGATGTAGGATGCTCCATCCCTTCCAATATACGGACGAAGCATAGCAGGATCAAGCCGACCATTCACCTGAATGTTCTGGGCAACTTCTCCCTGCGCCGCTCCGTTAGCAAGAAAATCCATATAGACATTGGGTTCCATATTCAGCACTCCTCCTTATGTTTGTGATTACGCAATCCTGACGAGCAGGCGCTTGTGATAGCCAAGAGGGCCAGAAGTTTCTTCACCGCTAGAACCAGACAGGTTAAGGGCCTCGGCAGCATACCCAACAATCTGATCAGGATATACAGAAACAAGTTCAGCCGCAGACGCACCAACGTCGGTAACATGCTTCTTCAGCCTACCGTAGCCATCGCTGGTAAGAGGATCACCAATATTAACATTCTCTCCGTCAGCGAGAATAGCATTGACTATATCTCCGCGATAGGGAATCCAGCACTGGACAGGGTCATTCGCGGCATACGCATCATCAATCCCTTTGCCCTGAAGTTCATCCTCAAGTGCGAAAATAGGAAATGCGTCCTTATCCGCCTGATCGTGCGCTTTAACCGTACCTGTGCTCTCAATAATGAGAAGCATACCAGGAGTGACTGCCGCACTGGCAACCATCTCCTCAATAACATCCGAATACTTCTTAACTTTGATGGTATTGTACGCCATATTCTTTTACCCTCCTTTTGATTAGGCTTTCAGCCCGATAGGAAGCAGAACTTCCTCAGTTTCCGTATTCGTATTGACAGATTTGGCTCCGGCAAGCGAATAATCCCTAGGCGCAGGAATCAGCTTAGAAATCTTGTTCAGTTCATCCATAGATTTTTTCTGAAGCTCTTCTTCCGAAAATACATTGAACGCCTTGATCTTGTCAATGACTGCCTGACGCTGTTCCCTGTGCAGTTTCAGTCCCGATTCCATCTGATCACGCATTTCTTCCGGCATCAGCTGGATGTACTGTTCAGGAGTCTTAAACTGTTCAGCCAGTGCCTGAATGACTGTGGGAATATCCACTTTCGCCTCATTCGCCTGCGGAGTTTCCACTTTCTTAGTGCAAGCAGTAACCAGCTTATCAAGGCGCTCGGCATCGAGTCCCGTAAGCCACTCCTGGTCAGCTTCGGAAAACACTCCGCTCTGGACCAGAATATCCATTTTTGCTTTGTCCACTTTTACATCATCCTTTCTTCGGTACTTGGAATTAGTTTTAACCTCATCATACACAATTTTGCGCATCACTTCCGTAGTTGTGTCACCAAAAACAACTTTGCCATCTTCATTGACAGAATACGGACGTTTGTAATACTTTACGGATGTTACATAGGTTTCCGAATTTATACGAGAATTCACCTCATATACGAAAAAATCCTCGTATACTTCCGACAGATAATGCAGTTTTAGATCCGTATCGTACCCATTAAGCACATCCTGTATCTGCGACATAATGGAACGAAAACCTTCATTACTCTGATACGATAGAACTCCGTATCCTTTACACACAAGATCCTTTATCGTTGCAGGAATATCCACCGGCTCTCCTCCTTTCTTCATAGAATTGGCTCTGATACCTGCTCCGTCTGCCCAGGAACACGCACCTCTGCCACCAGGAAGAAGAGCAAGGTGATCAGGACGATGATTGGTGGCAATAGCTATATAATGTTCTCCGTTCCAATCGCCTTCTTGTGGAATATCGTCTGAAAACACACCAATACTCACTTCCAGAGGTCGTTTATTCTGGAGATACGAGTATGCTTCAGGGCTGATCGCGATAATCCGTTCAATGTCAATCCAACATTCTGCTTTTAGCTTATTTCCATCAACAAACGTATTGAAAACCTGCCCAACAGTCTGCCGTTCAAGAACTTCAGGACTGTTTGCGGAAATATACTGCCCATCTTGCTCGGGATGCTGAATAGAAACAGGGATTCCATTCCAAGAATCAGGGTACTTACCAAGCTCTTCTATTGAATGAAACAACGGGCCAGCACTACCACAATGCACACCTTCTACCATCATCACTACAGGAACGATCAAATGCTTTCTTCCCATGTACGTTTCCATACGAATTTCATAATTATTTGCCTGCACCTGATACATACTGATTACTGCGGTTGTCATTGTTTAATCACCACCTCCTTTGCAATCTATATTATCAGGAGAATGAAGAATAGCTGGAGCAGGAGAGGCAGACTAGGGCAAATAAACCTGCCCATTATAAGTAAGTGTAGTTATTTCCCTAGTCTGCCCTAATAGCCTGCTCACTTTTCTAGTTCTTCATCCTCTCGAGGTATTCCTCTCCGCGGAGGGCGTTCTCTCCGTGTTGGTGCATTTTCATTCGCAAGTTCCTTTAATTCAGGCGTCAATATCCTTTCACTTGTTTGCTGGAGCTTTTTGATATACTCCACTTCCTCATCTTCCAAACCAAGGAAGAATGTAAGGAACGCTTCAAACGGGATAAACTGCTCTGCTTCAGGATTGTACGTATAATGTTTCAAGGCAAGCGAACGTATCTGCCCAATGTCCGCTTGATCCTTAACAGACGGTGCATAAAGATCCTGCCATTTTATTTTGTATGTTTCCTTTTCAGGCTTAGGAAGCACTCCAAATTCAATACAACGGTCAATGGTTGCTCGAACAATCTTTGGTTCTGCGTATTCTTCCCGTCGCATTTGGATAAGGTCGAGCCAGTTATCTTTGTCTTGTGTAGAAGCAAGATCACCCCGCTCACTTCCTGTAAGAATTCTCTTAGGAATACCAGTAATAGCAGAAATCATCTGAATCTGGATATCAACGTGCATAGACGGGTCAACTACCTGCGGCTCAAGGCTATCGAGTGTAACACCTTCAAGCATAAGTATCCTTCGCAGATTATTTTCAAACTCATCCAGCTGGCGTTTCAATCCCTCTTCCGTATCTTTAGTCAGCATGTATTCTGGATCAATTTTACCTGCATATCCTGGTCTAGCACCTCTCCAGAACATTTCAGCAGAACCGCCTACTAACTTTTCAAGGTCTTTCAGACGGTTAAAAACAACTTCTAGAACAGGAGCACCTTCATACTCTGATTCAAGTAGATCGAATGCTACATGAACAATCCTTGACCGATGGATGCTGACAGTTCGGCTCTTTTTAGATGATGCTTCTCCAATGTCTACTTCATAAATAAGCGGCATTCCATATTCAGGTGAACTTGTATCATCTTCCCACTCTTTGATCTGAATAACATTCTGTCCAAACGGTTTCAAATACAGCAATTCACGTCCTACTCCAGCAGAAACAGGTCGTATCAATTCTTCAGGACTATTCACATCATTAAAACCAAGAAAAAGAAGAGCATAATTACCGAGGCAGGCTAGCTTGTCCACTCTAAGGAAATTCTGTTTTATATGCAATTTCCTATATAAATCAGACCAAGCTGATTCGAGTTGAGTATCATCGTCCCTGTGGGTTTCTACTAGCTTGAAATCTCCACGCCAAGTAGATTTTACGGGACGATCTATAATGGCTTTCGCCATATCCTGACGGGTATATGCGGCAAGGAGGTCGTTGTACCGTATTGTTTGTGGGTAGCCAAGAGCCTTTGCAATATCCCGTTGGCCGTCATACTGCATTCCCATCCTAGCACCGACATTCATTCTTGTAGCCAGTTCAGCCATAGCTGTAATCCGCTGTACTTGCCCAACCAATTCGTTGGTACTGATATTTTCTATCCTACTCACC